ACCTCTTTTTTACGCTGTTCCTCAATAGTATACTTCTTTTGTGCTTCAAGATATTCTGCATTTGCTTTATCTGCTTCCAGCTCGTATGAAGTCTTTTCGCCTACAGCTCCTCCACTTAGATTTAATCTATTATTTCTCGATGTTTTTACCTTTGATTTCTTAAGCTTCCTAGACATAATGAATCTTTTCAAATTAGTTACTTTCTCGACTTTCTGGTCTTTATGTTTATTACTTTTTTTTTTAGTGCTTCTATTCTTTCTTTTTTTTTTAGTAGCCATTATATATATAATTATATAATTTTATAATTATATAATTATTATTTATAAAAAATTTGTACTTAATTATAAACATTTAATTGCTATTATTTAGTTATTAATTTGCGAACTTTCATTAATTCAATAAATGGAAAAGCTCCTTTACCTTGTTTAAAAATATTGATTAATGCATTTCCTGTTAATAATAGTAACTCGCGTAAATCATCATTTTGTGTAAATTTTGCATATAGCGCCTTTTCTAATAATACAGGTTCATTCTTTTTAAATTCTTCCTCATTTGTTAGTCTTGATTTTATAGATTTTTTGGCAAGTTGACTATCATAAAATTTTTGAGCTTCTTCTATATTAGAACCGTATGTTCCATCTTTTTTAAACATACTATATATTTCGATTAAACCATTAAATCGGCTACCTAACATATAATGTTTCACACTTGTCCAATTAGTTCCATCTATATTCAAATTTGTTACAGAAAATTCGTTATCTAATTTTTTGCGCCATTCAGGATATTTTTTCTTATTATTTAATTCAAGAACATTTTTAGAGATCTTTAATTCTGGTTTAATTGTTTCACCAGAACCTTCACCTACTTTTGCGTGTTTTGATTTATTATATATTTGAATAATAATTGCGTCATCATAATCCTGTGATTTAGGCTTTTTGGTATCAACTAATGTATCGTAACTACTCTTTTTACTAATGCTAACTGTTTCTACTCCATTTTTATTTGCAAACAGTTTAAAATCGGGGATTAATACATATAGTCCAGCATTTTTTTCCATACACTTCTCTAAAATCAATTCTTTAATTTTATAAGGAATTTCGCTAAATGTAAGAGCCCCTCGCTTTACATTTTTGTCATAAGTAATTAGTTTATAGTGATTATTTTGAAAATAATCAGCTATTATGTAATATGATGGTTCAAATAATCCTCGTTCTTCTAATTTTATATCGGGACTAGTACATTGTAAAATGTTCTCTTTTTCGCCTTCAACAAAATTGGATTGAGATAATATTATGAATTTTACATTGTATATTCGTTCCAATGAACTTAGCGCCCAATTATCTGCCCAAAATCGCCCACCAACTTCCATGATTACTTTCTTAAGGTCATCAACACTGTTAACATCTTTCATAAATTGAAACTCTTGCGCTAAATTTTCTAATTCTTTGCCTTTAGTGCTTATAGAGGTAAATGTATTAAAATTGTCTTTTGCGTCTTGAATTAATTTCATTTTATCAGGGCCATCACTTGTTCCATTAATCATTTTTTTTAAAGTGTTATGCTTATTTTTTACTGTTTTCAGTTGTTCTTGTGTTGTTTTCATATTAGTATAATACATATCAAATAACTCTTTATAAGTTTGAAAAACATTTTGGTCAACTTCATTTGCTAATTTTTCTCGAATAGCTTTTACAGACGTTTCTATTTTAACGGTTTTCAAAGCATCGCGTAAAACTGCAAAAAAACAATCTCCAGCTCCTTCATTATCGACGATTTCGTATTTATTACTTCTTAAATATTTATTAACCCACTCATCTTTAGGGTCTTCTTCATAATTAGCAATTTCATAATCACTTTCTTCTTTACTTTGGCTAATTAAAGTCATTAAGTTATAATTAGTATTTAACTTATTGGACACTTGACTATCCTGGCTTTCACTAGCATGACTATTACTATCATCTATATCATTTGAGCTAATGCTTTCATTAGAAGTATCACCCTCACTTGTTTCGCTCGCTGCATTAGACCGTGTTTCAAAATCATCTATCAATTCATAATTATTCATAATTAATGATTTAGAAAACGGAAACATAATTGGTTCTGCCATTTTATTTAAATTAATATCCCCATTATGATCTAACAAAGAAGTATAGTCAATATTATTAGTTTCATATATACCTATTTTAGATACTATTGAACTATTATTTACTAAATAAATGTTAAAATATAAAATTTTGCTGCTTAAATAATCAAATTTAGGAGCACCCAACACAAATTTAATATGCTTATTATATATTTTTGCATTATATACAAATGCCTCCTTATCTAAATCTGATTTGTCTATGTTGTTTGTTACAATATATTGTACGTCTTTTTTAATGCTTGAATTAATCATTATATATATTATATATTTTTATAACATATTTTTATAACATTTTTTTTATAATATATATTTTTTGTACTTATCTTCAATATCCATTAATTTAAATTTAATCTTATTTGTAAAATTAGCATACCCGCATTCATTTGATACTAGTGTTTTAATAGTATTATATAAATTTAAAGAATGATCTATTTTTTTCATTATAATTGGCTCTTTAAATAATTCATTGTAGACAATGATTACAAACTCAAGTATAATTTCGCAATAGCTATTATTTTTTTCTATTTTTAAATTATTGATAAAAAAATTATTAAATAAAGTTACAAACTCTTCAATTATGTAACAATTAATAAATAATTGTTTAACATAGGCATTTTTTTCAATATTTTCTAATTCATAATAATAAATTTTTTTATTAAAATTTATTATAAAAATAATGAAGCATTTGTATTTATCATTATTTTTATTAATAGTATATTCATCGTCTTCTGTGTTATTTTTAATAGTGTGCTCTATTTTTAAAAGCTCATTGTATTTTTCTTTAAGCAAGTTATATATATATATATTTTCAATTTTATAATCTTTAGCATAATAATTAGCAATTAATGTAAAAAGTATATTAACATATATAGTGCTATAAGATAAATTATTATAACATATATGCTCTATAATATAATTATCAATAATTATGTTTTCTTCACTATTATCCTCTTCTATTAACTCATTGTAAATATTTAAAAATTCGGTTTCTAATTTACTATAATTAGCGGGTGATAATTTATTTAATATTATTTTAATATTACTTTTAATAGCATCAAACTTGCTCTTATCTTGTGTACTTTTTTTTTTAGTGCTAATATAAGTATTTTTAATTGTTCTGCTTAAAATAAAGTTGTCTTTTGATACATTAGAGCTATTGCTGTTATTGTTGCTATTGCTGTTATTGTTGCTATTACTATTATTGTTGCTAATGCTATTGTTGCTAATGCTATTGTTGCTATTGCTGTTATTGCTATTATTGTTGCTATCATATTTTCTAAACTTATTTTTCTTTTTAAATTTGTTATCATTATCTGATTCAATATTATTTAATAATGTATCATTATTAATATGGTCTAATACATCATTTAATAATGTTTGAATAGCACTATCTATTTTTTCATGCTCTATAGATTTATAATAACTAGCAATGAATGATATATCATAAATAATCATTAATAGTGTTAATAATATTAAAATTTAATGTTATTCTTTTAATTATTTTCGTTATATTAATATTTATAAAGTATTTGTTATTTTATAAATATATTATGGAACTAATTAGCTCAATAATAAATTTCTATGAAAAAGCCGAATATAATACTAAAGAAAAATTTATAGATGCATTCAAGTTACCTATTGAATATTTAGACAAAAATGCATTATTTGTCTTAAATAATAATATTATTAGTGATTTAGAATTATTAAAGGCTAATTCAATGAATGAAATTGCTACTAATAGCAATAGCAATAGCACTACTTTATTAGATAATTCCGCTAATTATAATTTATATTATCATGTTTTCGGTCCAAAGACTATTTTTGAGAAAAATGTTATAAATAAATGGAGTAAATATTATACAAACAATAAGGAATTTTTACTAGAAACTCAAGAATTAATAACAAATTATAGTCCATTAAAAAAAGTTGAATTTATTGATAATCCAATAGTAACTAAAGATAGTGCCGTTTATACTAATTGTGAGAAAATTATATATGATAATGGGTTTATAAACAATTATCAATATATTGATATCCCATATTTAAATAAATTTAATAATAATAGCATTGTTTTACAAGCGCTAAGTGTTTATAATCTTTCAACGCCTATTATATCTTTAGCAGTTCCCATTTTATTTTTATTATTGCCATTTTTTATAATTAAACTACAAGGTCATAATGTTACATTTGCATTATATTTAAATCATTTAAAGACTGTTTTTTCAAATCATATTATTGGTAAATTATTTAGTTCTTTAAGTGAAACAAATATATCAAATAAGATATATGTATTTTTTAGTTTTGGGTTTTATATTTTTCAATTATATTTGAATATAAATGGGTGTATCAAATATTTTTATAATATTAAATATATTAGCAATACTTTACAAGATTTAAAATTATATATTTCGGATACTTTGAAGAAATATGAACATTTTTTAAGTTTTACAAAAAATTTAGTCCATTATAAACTATTTAATCAACATATTGTTGCTAATGTAGCAATTTTTAATTCTTATTTGCGTGAGTTAAAAAAATTAAGTCCATATTCTTTAAAGATGAGTATAATGGTAGAGCTTGGTCAAATGATGAAGTGTTTTTATTATTTAAATAAAAATGAAAATTTTATTAGTAGCTTATATTTCTCTTTTGGTTTTAATGGTTATATAAAAAATATTGAATCTATACAAAATTATATTAGTAATAAAGTTATGAGCTATTGTAGTTACAACAGTGATAAACCTACATATTTTGACAACTCTTATTTTGCTAATTTAAACAATATTGATAATATTGAAAAGCCTGGTCATAAAATTGTTAAGAACTCGTATAAATTAGATAAAAATATTATTATTACAGGACCAAATGCCTCGGGGAAAACAACATTATTAAAATCGACTTTATTTAACATTATATTGTGTCAACAAATAGGATGTGGGTTTTTTGACGGTGCTTCAATTAAAGTGTATGACTATATTCATTGTTATATTAATATTCCTGATACAGGAGGGCGTGATAGTTTATATCAAGCGGAAGCGCGACAATGTAAAAATATTTTAAGCCTTATTGAGAATAATAAAGACAAGAATCATTTCTGTGTATTTGATGAGCTTTATAGTGGTACAAATCCAGATGAAGCAGTAAGTAGTGCTTATGGTTACTTAAATTATTTAAATAAATTGAATAATATAGACTATATGCTAACTACACATTATAATAAATTGTGTAAAAAATTAACTAAAGAAAACAATAATTTTTATATGAAAGTTAAGAAAAATCCCAATAATGATGATTTTGAGTATACTTATAAAATTAAGAAAGGTATTTCTAAGGTTAAAGGGGCTTTAAAAGTTCTCAAAGATTTAGAATATCCTGATAATATTATTACAAATATGAAATAAATAAATTAATAATTATTCGTTAAACAATACTTAAAATAATATAGTTAAATAATAATAATAATGTCAATCTTATTTAAATTCGTAGGTTCTAGTTTTCTGTTAACATTTGGTATTATTTTATTATTATCTGGTTCAATTATGTTATATTGCTATCGTAGATTTAATTTATTAGAACGAAGCATGATTGAGCATGGAAAAATATTACAAAGTTTTATTTTAAATTATAATATTCAAATGCAAAGTATGAATGCTTTATATAGTAAAACAAAATTTGAAAAAGAGGGGGTTGAACAAATTAAGAAAATTAATTTAGGTGATAAAATATATGTATCTGAAAATGAGTATTCTGAAAATGAATGTTCTGAAAATGAGTGTTCTGAAAATGAATGTATAGCAAATACAAAAAAAAAATCTGAAAAAGCTACTCTTGAATCAGGTAACGACACTATATACAAAGTAAATTCTACAAAACAAGATGATGATGATGATGATGATGACGATGATGATGATGATGATGACGACGACGACGACGACGATGATAATGATGACGATGATGATGATGACGATGATGATGATGGTGATGACGATGATGACGATGATGCTGATAATGACGATGCTGATAATGATGACGATGATAATGATGAAGAAGACAAAGATGATGAAGACAACGAAGAGGAGGACAAAGATGAGAGTATAGCTAAAGTATTAACTATTTCTAAGAAAGAATTGGAAAAAAATATTAAAGATTTAGGAGATTTTGAAGAAATTAATCTAAGTAAACCTTTTTTTTCAAATAATGATGATGACGAAACATTCATTAAAAATTTGCCGGTAAATTTAGATACGTTTAATATTGATTTAAATACTAATTCAAAAATTATAAATTTAGAAAATACTAATACAGAAGCAGTTGAAGTGGTTGATAATGGAGTTACTAAGAAAAATTATTCAAAAATGAAAGTAGATGATTTAAAAACAATAGCAGTTACAAGAAATTTAATAGATAATGAATCAGCACAGAAAATGAAAAAAGCTGATTTAATAAAAATTTTACAAAATGCTTAATGAAATAATTTATTTATTTACTCTAATAAATTAATAATTAAAATTATATATAATAATAATAATTTTAATTATATATAATAATAATAATATGAATTATGGTTCGTGTGCTAAGGGTTCAAATAATATAAATATGGATTATCCTCCTTTAATGGACGATTCTAGATTATTTAGTGACTATTATTCGTCAGTATTAAACGATGAAATGCTTAAAAGAAATAATAATATTAAAAATAATACTGACTATAGACATTATTTACAAATTAATGGCGCATCTATTATAAGTAATAATCAGTTAAATTCTTGTAATGAGTGCAGTGTATGTCCATATTACAGTAAAACAAATTTAGAGATAAATAAGCATACTCCATATATATTTAATAGTGCTGTGTCTAATATAAGACCATATGGTTATGAAACAAGCGATTTAAAAGAGTTATATTTGTCTAGACAACTATTAGACTCTCAAAAACACGTTACAAAATATGTTATAAAGAATAATTAATTTATATATTTGATTTTTATATATTTGATTTTTATATATTTGATTTTTAATTATAAAATATTTTATTATATTATAATTATAAAATGTCAATTTTTGATAATTGGATGTCTCCGCTAGGTAAAAATCATTGTATGTTTTTCTATTATTTAGGATTACTAAGTTTACTTTTTGCCGCATTTGCTGCTATTGGGTTTGTTCTTGGATTTTTTCAAAAGAAATCCGGCTATGCTATGGGAGCATATGTTATGAGTTTAATTAGTTATGTACTAATGTATTATATATCAAGACTATATTATTCAATATGTATTGTATCATTACGCTAATAATTATTTCATTATAAATAACATTTTAATTATTTATAATAATATAGTGCCTATTATTACTATATTATTATTATTATTACTACTTTATTATTAATACATTATTATTATATTATTATTATTATATTATTATTATTATTTTATTATTATTTTATTATATTATTATTATAAAATGAAATTTTTAGATAGGTTGATGGCGCCTTTAGGCAAAGATTATTGTATGTTATTTTATATTCTTGGAATATGTGGAATATTATTATCTCTATTTAGTTTTGGTGGTTTGATATCTGGTATATTTATGAAAAGTCCGGGTTATGTAACAATGTTATATATTTTTCCTTTCGTATATGGTATATTTATATATTATTTAAATAGAATACAATATTCTATATGTATTGCTGCTATACGCTAATATATATAAGAAAAGAATATAAAGCATTAGCAACAAATTATATTAGTATATTTTGTTTTAACCTAATCACAACTAATTTATATTAATATAATAAGTATATTAATATACTAACTATATAATAACTATATATTAACACTATGAAAATTTTAAGTATTGATATTGGTATTAAAAATTTGGCATATGTTATTTTAGAAGTTGTTAATTTGGATAAAAATAGCATTGTAAATGGGCAACAAGACTTTAAAATAGTAAAATGGGATGTTATAAACCTATGTAATAAGTTCGTTCCTTGTTCTAATAATACTTGCTCTAAACAGGCTAATTTTCATAAAAATGATAATTTTTATTGTAAAAATCACACCAAAAAAACCGAATATTGTTTGCCAATATGTAACATAAAAACTTTACATAAGCAATCTGTAGCAAATCTCTCAACATTGATTGAAAAATATGATTTAAAACTAGAAAAACCTATAAATAAGTCTGGCTTAATAAAAATTTTGGAAGACTATATGAATACTACCTGTTTCGAGGCTATTGAGAATATAAATGCTAATAATGTAAATCTTATTGATTTGGGAATAAGTCTTAAAAATGAACTAAATGAGCTATTTAATAGTTATGATCTTATGTCTATAGACCAAATTATAATTGAAAATCAAATTAGTCCTATTGCTAATAGAATGAAGTCTATACAAGGTATGGTTTCACAATATTTCATTGACTGTAATAATCATAACATAATCTTTATTTCTGCTACAAATAAATTAAAAGCTTTTTTAAACAAAGATAAAGATAAAGACAAAGACAAAGACAAAGACAAAGACAAAGACAAAGATAGGGACAAAGATAAAAAAATTTCATATAACGAGAGAAAAAAACTAAGTATTTATTATACCAAACAATTATTGGAAAATAAAAATATGTTAACTGACCTTGATTACTTTGTCAAACATTCAAAAAAGGATGATTTGGCTGATTGTTTACTTCAAGGAATTTATTATTTAGATAATAAATCAGATACAACATAATTATGTTACTATATATTATAAAATATAAAATATAAAATATAAAAAAAATTATATAATATATAATGCGGAGTATTTAAATATTAATCTTCTATTTAAAACATAATAGATTACATGAATATTGTTGAAATAGAGCCTGATTTTTTAACTATAGAAGATATTAAATTACCTGAATTTAAAATTAGTGAACCTTATGATGATGAAAGAAACGAAGAACTTAGTTCAACAAGAAGATCAGCAAATTTTGGAGGCGGTATAGAATTATTAATGAATGAAAAAAATAAAGGTGATAAAAAATTCTCCTCTTCTATTGATATTGAAGATATTACAAACTTAGAAAATGAATTAAATGAACTTTCTGAAAATACAAACTCTGCTTCAGTAAGCACACAAAATAATGATATGAACAAAATAAATATTGACTCTGATAATAGTGCCACAAATACAAATAAAGAAATTAAATACAAGCAAGAGTCTGGAAGTTCTCAAAAAAAATCTATATTCGGTGATTTATTTGGTGGTTCAAAAAATGACGGTGCAAATATTAAGCCTGTTACAAAAAATAATGACTCCGATAATATAAACCTTGGAAAGTCTACCGCAAATATGAATGAAAATAAAACATGGGATGGTTTTGGTAAATTTAACAATATTCCTGTTAATCTAGATAAAACACAGCAAAAACCCGAATTAACAAAAGAGGAAGAATTAAAAGCAAAATTCACATATTTACGAAAGCTTGATGATTTAGAAAAGAAAGGTGTTTCATTAAGTAAACGCTACAATATGGACTCCAATTTAAATGAAATGATTGGTGAATATGAAACTATTATTGCTGAAAAAGAGAGAACTAATGCTATTAAATTTCAAGGAAAAATGATGATGGCTTGTATTACTGGTTTAGAATTTTTAAATACAAAATTTGATCCTTTTGATATTAAATTAGAGGGTTGGGGTGAGCAAATAAATGAAAATATTGATGAATATGATGATATTTTTGCTGAATTACACGAAAAATATAAATCAAAAGCTAAAATGTCTGCTGAATTGAAATTATTGTTTCAATTAGGTGGTTCTGCTATGATGGTTCATATGTCAAATACATTATTCAAATCTTCTATGCCTGGAATGGATGATATTATGCGTCAAAATCCTGAATTAATGAAACAATTTACTCAAGCAGCTGTTAACACAATGGGTCAAACAAAGCCGGGGCTAGGTGGGTTTATGAATGGTCTATTTAATAATGGAAATGGCTCTAATCCCGGGTTTGGAGCTTCTATGCCGCCAAATGTAAATTCGGGACCTCCGCCACCTCCAATCGAAACAAAATTAGCAGACCGCAGCCAACGAATGCAAAATATTGGAAATCGTCCAGATATTATGGCAGCACGTGGTTCTAGTTTGGGCAATAATGAGGGCAATCCATATGACGAAGAGCGTATAAAGCGCCCGGAAATGAAGGGGCCGTCACTAGCGCCACAATCTAACCAAAACATTGCCTCATTATTGAGCGGATTAAAGACCAAACAAATTGATGTAAATGAAAATAAAAATAACGAAGCAAGCACTATTAGCGTTGAAGACTTAAAAGATTTAATGAGCGGTAAAATTCCTACAAAATCTAAGCGCAAGCAAAAGAGCGACAAAAATATTGTCAGTTTAGATATTTAAGCATAAAATATTGAATAATACAAAAAAATTATTAAATATATTTAAAATAATTTTATAAATATATTTAAAACTAAAGCACTAACGCTATGATATTTAATTGCGATTTGTGTAATAAACAAATACCTGAAACCTGCACTTTATATTTTGGATTTGATTGTTTATGCTGTAGCAATTATTGTAGGTCGCAAATTATTAAACTAAATTTAGAAATTGACCCAACAATGAATAATCCACATACATGGTTTATACATAAATTAAGAGAAAGAAAAACTAAGCAACAACCATTAATTCCAAAACCCAAATCATTAATTGAATTAATTACACAATTACAACTTTAGAAGTCTAGATTTTATGCCATTTTATTTACGCCATTTTTAAGTCGCCATTTTTCAATTTATCTCCAATAGTTAGAATTGGACTTTTAATATTTAATTTAAGAATACCTTTATGTAATTTTTGTTTATAAGATAAACAATCATATGGCACTTTCCTATAAATCGTTGTCCTATCTTTAATAACAGCAATTGTGTACATTAATACCATAGTAACACTAACGTATTATAATTAAATATATTATATTATTCTTTTTAAATTAGTTAATTATATTATTTAAAAATAACTATAAAATAAGTATAAAATAATAAATTATGTTAATAATAACATAAAATTATGACATTATTATAAAATAATAATTTATGATAATTTATAAAAAAATTATATTTTTTATAGTACTATTAGTATTTATTATTATTGGTTCCTTAAATTATTTTAAATATAATGACGTTATTACTTATTTTCCTATTGATATAAGTAATTCGGGATATTTAGTGAATTTAATAGATGAAAAAGGTTTTGTTAAAGATCCATTATTAAATTTTAATAATTCTAGTTGTAAAGTTTTAAATTTTAATGATATTTCCAACAATTGTAGTAACTTTATTACAAAATTTTACAATAATGATTTTTTGGATAAAATTAAAACTATTGTAAACGAAAAAAAATTAGTCTTTATTAATCCAATTATAGACCCATTAGCATTTGTTATACAGTTATATAAAGAAAATGATTTTATGTCTTATCATTTTGATACAAATTTTTCGTTGGGAAAAAGATATACAGTAATAATCCCATTATATTTGAACGAATTTAATACAAGTTATCTTACTATTAAAGATAAATCTAAAAATGAAAAGAAAATTATAATACCTATTGGAGAGGCAATTGTATATAATGGTGATAACGTGTTACATAAAGTATCGAAACAAGAAGCTGGAGGAGAACGAATCTCTCTAATAATAAATTTAACAACAGATTCAAATTATAGCTTGATTGGAAAATATTTACAAAAAGTACGCAATTATATGTTTATTAATTATACATGGTAAATATTTATATAAAAAAAATATTTATATAAAAAAAATATTTATATAAAAAAAATATTTATATAAAAAAAACACACTATTTATTAATAGGAACTACTAATGAATAACAAATATTCAATAAATTTAGATTATAGTAATTTAAAAGCTTTTGTAATAAATTTAGATGATTATAAAACTAATTATGATAAACAATTACCATATTTATTAAATATTGGTTTACAAGTTGAGAGATTTAGCGGGGTTAATGCCTTAAAAAATGAACATTTAAAACTTGAATATCAACAATATATTTCGAGTTATGTTAAAAATTTTGTACCAAAATCTACAATTGGTTGTTCATTAAGTCATATATTATGTTGTAATCATATAAAGACTAATTTTAGTGAAAAACAAAATAATCAAACGCAGTTTTTTCTTATAATGGAAGATGATGCCTTTCCATTATACAATAAAGAGGAATTCTATGAGCGCCTTAATGAAGCTATATATGAAATTCAATTACTAGATAGCAAGTGGGATATTATACAATTACATAGTGATGCTTTTTTTCCGACAAAAGATACATATAATACACATATTGTTTGCGGAAGCACTGCTGCTTATTTAATATCAATCAATGGTATTAATAAAACATTAAATTCTAAAATATATGGACATGCTGATTTTATTCAACATAATTTTATTAAATATAATAAATATAGGACAAAAGAAAATTTATTTTATACAAACGAGAAAACTAGTCTAAATAGAATAAATGTTACAAATAAGCAAAAATATAAGTATAATAGTTTATTATTAAAGTCACATTTTTGCGAATTGTTAAATCAGTATACAAGTATTATTCCATTACGAGGAGAGAAGAAATACCAACATTTTTTTGAATTTAAATTATTGAGAGAACCTATTTTAAATAAAGAATTTAACGCAAATGAACTAATAGATTATTTTTTAATATTTTTTATATTAATAAATATGTTATAAAAATATGTTATAAACATATGTTATAATTATAATTATAAGTATAAGTATAAATGAATTATAGTGAGGAAAATCAGTTCATTCCAAGATTAATATGTAATAAAGGAGAACTATTACTATACGAAATAAAAATACCGGCTAGCAACAATAAAGCATATAATATACAATTTGAAATAAATAATTTAAATACTCGCAAAGTAAATATAGATTCACTTTTAAGTAGTGCTATCTATGGGTTACTTGAAAAAGTAAATGGTGAATTAATAGAAAAAATATACATTTTTGATACTATAAATGTTCATGAAACAGACGTATGTATTTTATTGAAACAAATCACCAAAGAAATAGGGATAAAACAAAAATATGTCTTGTTTAGAACTACAAAATATTTAAGTAACTTAAATAATAACGTAACCTTTTATAATAAAGATTTAATATATGACAACAAAGATTTAATAGATAATTATTTGAAATCAATAAATTTAAACAATGAAAAATACGAACCAATGATTTTTAATTTTGGAAAAACCTATATAAGTTTTATTGATAATAATACTAATACTGATAATAATACTAATACTAATAATAATACTAATAATGATAAATTAATTAATGTTAAGTTTTCAATAGATTTTCAATTAACAATTACAGATGATTTACCTATTTATATGAACAATCTAATTGGATTAATGTTTAAAAAGATGTTTTATAATCTAAAAGAATTTATTATTAATATGAATACATAAATAATGGATAAATAATACATAAATAATAGATATAAAAAATAACTTAATAACTTAATAGTTATTAAGTTATTAAGCTAAACATGTTTGACATTCTTTGTGTATATATACGCATAGCAAAATTGCTTACCTTAATTAGTTGTGCACTTATTGAATATTACTGTAAAAAAGGTCTAAATTATGTATTTAAAATTCCTACTACTAGATTATTATTGATACAAAAACTAGCTGACAAATTAGAGCGTGAAAATATTGTATATGTGAAAATATTTCAAGCGCTATGTTTAGATAAAAATATATTAAATAGTGATGAAAATGAGTTTTTGCTTAAATATACTGATAATGTTCCTTATAACATTAATGAAATAGAATATGAGTTATTAGATAAATTACATAACGAGTTTTCAATAACTTTGACCAGTAGTATACCAATAAATTGTGGCATTGTAGGACTAGTTTTTGATGGTATTGATGCTTCTAATAATAAAGTAATTATTAAAATGTTGAAGAAAAATATTTTGCAAAGATTTACAAATGTATTTGATGAAATGTTATACATATCGCATATAACTAGCTGTATTCCATATATAAAATCTCTCAAAATAACAAAATTGCTTTTAGATAATGAACAAATATTATTAGATCAAATGAGTTTTATAAAAGAAGTTGAGTCAATAGAAATATTTTCTAAAAAATATAAAAATAATAAAGAATATAGATTTCCAAAAGTTTATAGAGAGATTACCGAAAAATACGACAAACTATTAGTAATGGAAAACATTAGAGGATTAAAATTTAAAGACATAGCAAATATGAGTGAATCTATTAAAGAAGAATTATCATATATACTTAACAAATTTGGCATACTAGGAATTTTATATCATTCAGTTATTCATTGTGATATACATAGTGGAAATGTATTCTTTTATATAAACGATGATGATACTATATCAATTAATACATTAATACCAAAATACGCAATAGGTATAATTGATTTTGGTATATGTTGTTATCCCAACAAAGAAAACCAGCATTCATATTATATATTTTTTAGTGAAATACATCACAATCAAAATTATAGCAATATAGAGCAAGTAATATACACTATTGTAGAAGAAAAAGAAGCACTAAGCAGTTTTAATATTAATAAAAAGCAACAATTTATAAATGAAGTTATTGACTGCTTAAAATTAAATACTAAGGATGAAATAACTAGCCAATTATTAATAGACTTAAGTAAATTACTTAATAAATATGATTTGAACTTTACCAAAGAGTTTAATAAGTTAATTATAAGCTTGCATACAGCTAACTCTTTTGGTAGACAATTAGTAAAAAATATAAAATCAAACCAAGCAAGAGTAATTAGAGATTTGAATAAATGTAATGAATTATTATATATAAAATAATTATCCATAAAATAATTATCCAATAAAATAATTATCCAATAATCTGAATCAAGGAATACAAAAGATTCTTTAAAAAACCTAAAATACCTGTTTTTTCTTTTCTTATGATAAATGGTCTTAATTATAAACTTTGTAAAATATGTGCAAAAAATTCAGAAATATATTTCATGATTTTTTTGAAAAAAGGACATTTATAAATGTCCAATTTCAGAAACTGTAAACCTTTAATAAACTTTTTGATTTTTTAACAGTTTTTTTAGAAACAAGACCATTAAGCTTTATAATTTAAAAAAAACGCAAAAAAAACGCCTTACCATACTTTTTTTGGAACATTTTTGTGAAAATAGGCTGTTGACATTTGTTGACAAGTTTGTCCGGAATTATCCGCAAAAATCCGCTTTTTTTTGTGACCATATATGATGTTAATAATGCTTTGAAAACATAAATAAAAAGTGACAAAAGTTTGAATGTTATGAAGAAATGTGATAAAATGTGATAAAATGTGATAAAATGTGAAAAATTTGTAATATTTTGTTTACACTTTTGTTACATTTGTTTACAAGAAATCCGGAAAAATCCGGAATTTTAAATAAAATATATATTTAATATAAATACATTTTTGCTATTAAATATAATTGACAAATGTTGACAAAAAACTCCGCAAAAATCCGGTGCGAATTTGTATGTATTAATTGTAACTATGCTACAAGTGATAAAAAAGATTATAATAAACATATTGCCACAGCAAAACATAAAAATAATACAAATGTTGACATAACGTTGACAAATATAGGGAAAAAATCCGAAAACATTGCAGAATTTATATGCAGTTGTGACAAAAAATATAAAAGTAGACAAGGCTTATATGCTCACAAAAAAAAATGTAAATTAATACAAAACGGAACAACATTAGATAGTTCAAGTAGTCAAATAACTTTAGCAAATGAATTAACCAATGATTTAATATTTAAGTTATTGAACGATAACAAAGAAATGAGAGAAATAATAATTAAACAACAAGACCAAATAAGCGAATTATTACCAAAAATAGGTAATAATTTCATAACAAATAATAATAACAATAATAAATTTAACATACAAGTATTTTTGAACGAGAGATGCAAAGATGCTATAAATATGAGTGATTTTATAAAATCAATTCAAGTTAGCTTACAACAGCTTGATTATACAAAGCAAAACGGACTTGTGAACGGTCTAAGTAATGTAATAATTGAGAATATGAGCAAATTAGGGTTATATCAACGACCTATTCATTGTACAGACTTAAAACGCGAATCATTATATATTAAAGATGATGATAATTGGGAGAAAGACGTTAATAAAGAAAAGATAAAAAAGGCAATAAAGGATGTATCAACAAAGCAATTTTGCGCATTAAGTAAATGGACCAAAGAGAATCCGGATTTTCAGAATAATGAATATAAGCAAAATTATTATACACATACATTAGTAGCAATAGGAAATAGTAAGGAACATAATGAAGAAAAAATAATAAAAAAATTATGTAATAGTAGTTATATAAAAGAAGAATAACTTATTAGCAAAAATATGATTTATTGAAAAAAAGCATATTTTTCAATAAATAATGTATACACACAGATTATTTGTCGGTTGTAACACTAATAATAGTATTTTCTTTATTAGTGTCAATATTAATAGTAGCAATACTAATACTAGCAATGTTATTTAACTGTTTTTTTTTATAACGCTCCTCAATATAATAGTATAATTTATAATAACTAATAAAAGAAATAGAAAACATAGTAACACAACTATTAAATATCATTAAACTATTATTATCCTCAATACTATACAATACCCAACAAAAACTATGAAGATTACCCAAAATCAAATAATATGAATCAAAATCTTTGACAGATTTTGTCTTATAAGTTTTTATAATTTGAGGTAAATGATAAATTACATTAATAACATTACACACAATAAGAATGTTATTCTTATATGTATATATTACACTCATTTATAATGTCTAATAAGCATATTTACATAACTTTAAATAATTTGTATAAATATAAAAAAAATTGATAATATATATCTCAATAATATAAATACTTCACAATAAACTATTTATAATGGAGCAAATACAGCAAAAGCAAGAACCAAAAATTTTTGTATTAGTAGACACGAGTTATTGGATATTTTATAGATATTTTGCTATTATACGGTGGTGGGCTCATTCAAATCCTGAAACACCTTTAACAAATCCATATGAAAATGAAGAGTTACTAGAAAAGTTTGTGAAAACATTTAGCGAATCGTTAGCTGGCTTTAAAAAGAAGCAAAAAATACATAAAAAAACTACTACAATAATTGCTGCTCGTGATTGTCCTCGCAAAGACATTTGGAGAAATACTTTATATTCGGATTACAAAGGCTCGCGAGACAAAGGTGACGAATTTAACGGAGGTCCATTTTTCAAACATATTTATCAAGATAGCAATAAACTTTTATATGAGGCCGGCGTAAATAGTATATTACAGTTTCCTAATTTGGAAGCCGATGATATTATAGCTCTTACTAAAAATTACATTCGCAATAAGTATTCAGATGCGCAAATATATATTATAGCAAACGACCACGACTATTTGCAACTTTTAGATGAACATACTGAAATTGTAAACTTTCAAAACAAATTTTTGAAAGAAGGTAGCAAAGTATTTAGCGAACCACAAAAAAATTTGTTTTATAAAATTGTATTAGGTGATAAGTCAGACAATATTATGCCTATTTTCAAGAAATGCGGTCCAAAAACTTGTGAAAAATATTATGAAAATAATGAACTGTTTTTAGAAGCACTAAAAAAAGAAAATGCTTATGAGAAATATGAATTAAATAAAAAATTAGTGACTTTTACAGAAATACCTGATGAACTTGTTCGCAAGTTTATAGTGGAACATACAGAAGTATTAGCCAAATTATAGTTTTGCGACTTGTCTTTAAGTTGGTTTTTAAAAGATAAAGATTAAATTTAAATTTAAATTTAAATATAAAGATTAAATTTAATTATAATATATTGAATGAGTTTACAAGAATTAGTTAATAATACAAAAACAGATAAAGATACTATTCATTCATATTTACCTCTTTATCAACAATTATTAATAAAGAAGAAAGACACAGCTAAAAATGTATTAGAAATAGGAATACAACAAGGTGGAAGTATAAAATTATGGAAAGATTTTTTTATCAATGCTGATGTTTACGGATTAGATATTATGAATAGTGATAAAGTATGGGATAGTATTAGTAATAAAGATAGAATAATATTACATACTTCAACTGATGCTTATAGTGATGAGTTTTTTAATACTAATTTTTTAAATAAAAATATTAAATTTGATTTTATGTTAGATGATGGTCCGCATACTTTAGAAAGTATGATACAATTTATAAAACTTTACTCACAAATAATGACATCTGACGGAATATTAATAATTGAGGATGTTCAATCTTGGTCTTGGATTAATATTCTTATAAATAGTGTTCCAGAAAATTTAAAAGAATATATTAAAACATATGATCTAAGACATATTAAAGGACGATATGATGATATTGTCTTTACAATTGATAAACTTAATATTTAAATAGTCTTCATATATACAAAGGAAAATTATATATATAAAGAAAATTATATATATAAAGAAAATTATATATATATAATTAAACAATGGATGGTGCTCGAGCTGTTAATTATATAATACAAAACAATATAGAAGGTGTATTTGTTGAATGTGGTGTTTATGATGGTGATTTTCAAGAAATATGGATAAATACATTAAAGAGAAATAATAATGCTATTCGTGATATATATTTATATGATACATTTGCTGGATTAGTAGAACCAGGCCAATATGATTACACTTGTAAAGATACTAAGCTATATCATAGAAATAAAGATGAACTTCATAAGGAATGGAGTCAACAAATAATTAGTGCTAAAGTGAATGGCTGGTGCTATGCGCCGTTAGAAAAAGTCAAACAAAGATTAAATTTGACCGGTTACCCAGAAAACAAGTTACATTATGTAGTAGGCGATGTTATGGAAACATTGAAAGATAAAACAACAATTCCTGAAAAAATAGCAATGTTGAGACTGGATACTGATTGGTATGAATCAAGTAAATACGAACTAGAGCAAATGTATGATAATGTTGTAACTGGAGGACTTATAATATTTGATGATTATTATCACTGGGATGGACAACGAAGAGCAACAGATGAATTCTTTTTAAGTAGAAATATTAAGTATGATTTTATAGATATAGGAAATCATAAAACAGCAGCTATTATAAAAAAATAGACATGCAACCTTTTTTATGTATAATATTATTATTAATAATATTAGTAATAATATTACTAATAATAATAATGTTAATAAAGTATCCTTTATTAATTCCAACATTTGGCCACGGTTCAACTAGTTTAATAGTTAGTCCTTATGCAACATTAGTAAGCAATTTTTTAAGTGGATTATGTATATATTATTGTTCGTTTTTTCAACGAAAAATGCTATTAATTGTATTTTCTATTTATCATATTGCTGATGACTTCAAAATAGAAAATAACTTTTATAAATATTCGTTTAGTTCGCTATTTCACATAGCATGGCTTAAGTGTCCATTGCTAAGTAAATGTTATTTAACACTATACCATACTCCTAGACATTATTTTACTATTTATAAAAGAAAATGGAGAGTCATGCAACAATTTGTAATAGGTTTCGGAACAAGCTTAATTGCTATTCCTTTTTTACAAGCTAATTTACATAGTAAACTAAATAGCATTTTTGGCGAGTTATGGTATGTTGCCCCAATAATTGCACATATAATAGTTCATAGTTATTGAGTAATTTTTAATACTTCGTTTTTTTAGTATTAGTATTAGTATCACTATTAGTATCACTATTAGTATCACTATTAGTATCACTATTAGTATTAAGCAACTTAATACTTTTGGTTAATCCAAGCATATTTATTTTTAATACAAATAAAATACTATCATTTGTTTTATCATAATAGGGTGCTTTAATAGAACATCTATATTTAGTCATTATATTTTTTAAATATGGGTCTAATTCATAGCTCATAGTAGTTTTATCTTTAGTAATATGTTGATAATTTTCATAATTTTCATAATTTTCATCATTATAAACTAATCCATCACAATTTATTAGTCCATATAATCTGACTCGCGAAGTATTTTGTTTTAATCTCTCAAATTCTATAGTTTGTTTACCAAATAATGGAATATTAAGTGAACCACTATATACATTATTTAATGAAGGCAAACTATATGTTAATACTAATAATATTATGTTATACATAATTAAAAATTATTAATTATAATATTTTCTCAAGTTATATTTAAATAATTATTTAAATATATTTAAATGGTCATAATATGTTAAAATTTAGTTATAATATATATAATATATATATATTATGAATGAATAAAATAAGTAATAAAAATACTTATAAGAAAAAATTCACTTTAAAAAATAAAAAAAAATTAGAACAATATGGAGGAACTGAAGATATAATAAATGTGTTAAGTTGGAATATATGTTGGTCTGCTATGACAGGTAATACAAAGAAAGAGTCAACAAGAGAACTAGTTAAAAGATGTAAGGAAACTAGTGCTAGTGATAATAAATGTCTTACTAATGTTGTATCTACTATAGATAGTATTGATGTAGAGGAATTTGATTTTATTGCTTTACAAGAAGCATCAAATTGGAGAGATATAAGAGCTAAATCTAAAAAATTAAAAAATATGGGTGTTGCTCATCATAGAATAGGCGAAAATGGTAATGTAGAATTAGTTACATTTTTCAATAATACAAAAAAGTATCACCTTGAGTATATTAAAGCTGGTGAAATTATGTCCATGGACGGTAAACCAAATGGACGTCCTTATCATATTTTAGTTTTACACAATATAAAAACAAGAGCTGATTATATTATATTTATTAATTTACATAATGGTCATTCTAATACCAAGGACAATCTTGAAGAACAATTATCAAAAGATTTAAATAAGTTTATACGTTTATATACAAATGGTGTTAGCGATGCTCAATCCTTAAGGGAAGAATATTACCCTTGTCTTCAATATTTGAATAAATATTCAACATCTATAAATCTAATTGTTGCTGGTGATTTTAATGATTCTAATGAATCTAATATGAATTTTTGGGAAGGTTTTCAACCCTTTAAGCATTCAAATATAGAACATATAGATAAAATAAAAGAATTAAAAGTGAAAGCATTCAAGAAGCCACCAAATACATGTTGTATTGTTAGGTCAGACCCTAATTATTCATCTTATGGGGATTATATATTAGTTAGTAGAAATTTAGAAATTAAAAAAGACAATTATATACCAGATACTATAATAGAACCATCATCAGACCATAAACCTATATTGATAAAATTAAAACAAACACAAACAGAACCAGAGGTTAGTTTAACCCCTCTTACTGCTAGAACCGATAGATCTGATAGTTTTTTCAACGATACACTAAAATATATATTTGTATTTGATATTGGTAATACATTAGTTAGATTTGGTCATTTATATTTACATGATTTAGATGATCAAGAAACTATTTTTAGAAGAAAAATTATTCAAAATATGAAAAAAGTTATTGAAAGTAATAACTATTTATGGATAATAACTGAACATGAATATAGTGTGGAAGAGTTTTTGGAACATTTTTTTAAAGATGATGCTGACAGAAAGGTGTTTACAGACTCAAAAAATTTTTATTTTATGAATCCTACAATAATGAAAGCAAACTATCACAAAGCAGAAACAGGTTTCACAGGAAATACTAAGTTAACCAATACGAATTTTCAAGACAATCAATGGGATAATGCTGATGAGCTAGGATTAAAACCTTATGCACTATATATTGCCAGTCAACTTTATGTTAAGAAGACACTACTACCCCCTACAGAAGGCGATTCATTAGACCCTATGCTAGATTTTTTTGACCCCATAATATATTTGTTTGATGATAATGATATACACAAAGACAATTGTCGAATATTAGAAATAATATTTATTAAAGTTACAGATTTTAATAATATATTCTATCCTATCCCTAACTTACTTATTGAATTTACAAAAATTTTAACTGATATAAAAGTCATAGAAGCAGAAGCAGAACCAAGACCAGCAGAAGTAATACCAGGAGAAGCAAGACCAGCAGAACCAAGACCAGCAGAAGTAAGACAAGGAGAAGTAAGACCAGACCAGTGTATACCTCCAATATTACATAAATTAAACATCCCCGGAGATGGAAATTGTTTATTTTATTCATTATTGTATGGATTAATACGTTTAAATAAATTACATCATAATTTTGGTATATTTGTTGATTTCAATATATTTGACGTGTCTGATGATGTGATTAAAGAATTTGTAAGCACTAATGTTCAACCATTTAGAGTTGCTATTGTAACATGGATTCAAGCAAATCATACTAGGAGTAACGGCGAAGCGTGGGATACTAATCCGATCACATTAGGAATTGTAATATCATATTTGTATATTAATTACCGTGAATATATGGAAATAGATGACACAAACACAATAGCCAAATATAATTATGCTCTTAATAAATATATTAATAATATGTTAATAGATGGGACATGGGGAGATGAAGTAATTATTAGAGCTTTTGAAATGATGACTAATATAAATATTATTATAATTAGAAATGATAATGGTAACTTCATTATTACTGGAAATACTTGTAATGATGGTATATGGCTATATTATACGGAATTATCACATTATAGTATAATATTTCCAGTAGGTGTAAACCCTGATTATAGAAAAATCAGATGGGTGTCTAGAGCGAACACTAGTAGAGAGATATATACCATAGACTATCCTAATTATACTAGTATAATGGAAACAGAAATTGTAAGACAACAAATTACAACCACATTAGAAGCAAATTCACAAATAATAGCAGCAAATCCACAACATCCACAACCAATACAACCAATACAACCAATACAACCAAGAGAAGCGAATGATGACGAGTTTGACCGTTCAGAGGTCGAGCGCGCAATTAGAGAATCACTAAAAACAGCACATTCACATAATTTACTAAAACAATCAACACAAGAATCACTATTCAAAAATTTATTAGGACCAAGACCACAATCACGAGAAAGACCTTTAATGGGATCACCAGTAGCAATAGAAAAAAAAGTAGATTCAAAGCAATTCTCACCAGTAAGGATAAAACCACCAAAACTAGAAACAGCTCCACAAGCAGTACCACAAGCAAAACCACCAGCGCCACCACTAAAAGCAGAACCACCAAGAGCAACAGAAAGACGAGTAACGAGAAGCCGAACGAGACTGGCACAACTGCAACAAGAGCAACAACCACCACCAGTACAACCACCATCAGAAGTAATACAACAACCACCACCAGTACAACCACCATCAGGACAACAACCACCAGGAGAACAATCAGGACAACAACCACCAGCATCAAGACAACCATCACCAAGACAACAATCATCAGGAGTAATACAACAACCACCAGGACAACCACCATCAGAGGTAATACAACAACAACCACCAGGAGTAATACAACAACCACCAAGACAACAATCATCAGGAGTAATACAACAACCACCATCACCAGGACAACAACCATCAGGAGTAATACAACAACCACCAGAATTAAAACAACCATCAGAAGTAATACAACAACCATCACCAGGACAACAACCACCAGGAGTAATACAACAACCACCAAGACAACAATCATCAGGAGTAATACAACAACCACCATCACCAGGACAACAACCATCAGGAGTAATACAACAACCACCAGAATTAAAACAACCATCAGAAGTAATACAACAACCATCACCAGGACAACAACCACCAGGAGTAATACAACAACCACCACCACCAGTACAACCATCATCAGGACAACAATCAGGTACAGAAGTAGAAACAGGTAGAGATAGACTAGAACAATCAGATACTAGCGAGTCAACAAGAGAGTTAGAGTATAGAAAAGAAGGGAGCAATTCTGGTAATATGTTTGCTTTTCCGCTAATTTGTATGATAGTAGCAGTTCCAATTATATTTATAATGAATAAAATGTAACATTTATACAACAAAAAACATTTTATATCAAAGAATTAATATAAATTTTGATATAAACAAATAATTAATTAACAGGCAAATCGCAAGTTACAAAACTAGCCTCTCCGTTAGCATTCCAAGAAACAACCAATACAATAACTTCAACGCCTTGCTTAACTGCTTCATTAAAGGCAACTTTATATATAGGATCTAATAATGACGCTTGAAAACTAGAAACGTCTGTTCGCTGAACAACAAAACAAATTATAGGCCTAATAATTTTTGACTGGGTAAGTTCGGTTAGTTCATTAATATGTTTTAGCGCGCGTTCACTAACAACAGCATCTTTCTTTTTTCTATATCCATCCGGAAAATAAGAAATCTTTTCATTAATAGCAATATTAGCAAAATCGCCATTTTTAATCATTTTTTTGCGGTCTGTGCTAGATACATCAGCATAATCAGCAAGTGGAACATTCTTAACTTCCAATACAAAATATTTACCTTGTTCGTCTAGTCCACTAAAATCAAATCGTGAGTCGAGTAAACTAACTTCACGCTTATAGCTCTTAATATTAGACAAGGTTCTCAAATAATTTTGCGTTAACGCATTTTCAACCAATGTTTCGGCTAATTTAGGGTCAATCCCAATTAATTGTTTGTTAATGAAGACTTGCTTATCAATTACTTTTTCTTCATAAAAGCTCGCCAAATAAATTTTATAAGAACAAACTTTCGATTTGGACTGAACACAATTAGATTTTATAGGAGAGGCATAAACATAGCAATCTTTTTCACATAGTCCACAACAACCTAAAGAAGCACAATGAGCTTGAACAATTGAACCGTCACCAAGCTCTATATCAGCAACATACGGGGTTTTGCATACTTTTGATGGCCTAGATACAATTTTAACTAATTCTAAGTCATTTAACTTAGCAAGCATATTTAAAGCAATAATAATTATAAATAATAGTTATAAATAATAGTTAGCAATAATATCAATTTTTATTAACTATTAACTAAAGCTATTTAAAGAACTAATATTATTTATTAATATATGAATATAGTTGATATTGAAATTAATAAATTATTTATATCATCAACAAACGTGAGAAAAATGTTGAATGGTGTTAAAGATGAGACAAATATATCTGATTTAGCAAAAGATATTAATACTAATGGTTTAATAAACCCTATAACTGTATTATTTAATAAAAATAGTAATACTTATGAAATCATTGCGGGACAGCGTCGCTTTCTTGCTATGAAAAAATTAAATAAAGAGAAAATTACGTGTAATATTTTAGAAGTCGATACAAGTAAAGCACATCAAATTAGTTTGGTTGAAAATATGCAGAGAAATCCTATGACATCGTGTGATAAAGTAAAAGCGTTTGCTAAACTATATGAAGCAAGTGACAAAAATATGGAAAATTTATCATCAAAAGTTAATATATCAAATGTAACTATTCAAAAATATTTAAAATTAAGAGACCTACCAGAAGAAGTGTTACATTTATTAGATATGAAAAGCGAAATATCTGATAAAATATCTATAGACATAGCTTTAGAATTAGTTAAATCACAAAATACTAATTCAAGCAATGTTTTGGAATTATTAGCAAAATTAAATGACTTAACAAGTGGACAGAAACTTGAGGTATTAAAATTAATTAATAATGGAGAGGATGGAGAGGATGGAGAGGACATTGATATAATAAAAAATAATGTAAAAAAGCGAGATAATAATAAAAGAACATTCAAAGATCTTCCTTATGTAATTGATAATTCAACACTAGAAAAAATAATTATACCAAATGATATGTATGATGAAATAGTAGGGTTAATTATGCATAAAACAAATGGAAATCTTATTCGTTATTAGTATAATTTTTTCTTTTATTTTTATTTTATAGAAATAAAAGAAAAATTGTTTAATTGCTACCTTTTGGTGCCGCCGCTTTCTTTCCTAATTGAAAATTTTCTTTAGCTGTATCCTTCTTTCCTTCTGCTGTCTTTAGTGCCTGATTTAATGATGCCATTGGATCATCTTTTTTCATACCATCTTTTTTCATACCAGTATTGCCTTCTCTAAACTGTTTATTAAACACGAAGTATAGAACTATACTTAATATAAATATCATTGCTAAAGATATAAATGAAGTCGATAATTTTTTGAAAGGTGTATTCTTTTGAATTGATTTTATAAATCCGGCTTTAACCATTTTATATAAATATAAAATATAAAAAAAAATATAAAAAAAAATATAAAAAAAATATAAAAATAAAAAAAATATAAAAATAAAAATTAAAAATATTAAAAATATTTCTTTTTTTTCTGTGTATGATTATTTTTTCCACCAATTATTTTTGTTTCTAAAGT